GCTATTGCCCAAACTGTAACGCAGATCTTGATGCTGGTTCTATTTGGGAAACCTTCTACCAGTTAACTGGAAGCGAAGAAGAGGCAGATCGAAAGGCTGAGATGTATGGTGCGAATCGCGAGAAAGGTCGGTGGGGTCGCACGATTGCACTTTATGACCGCGACAAAGACCGAACTGTTGGTTGGAAGTGTCCTGATTGTGAACATGTATGGGAGAGAACATGAATTTATCCGTTGAACTTGATTGGGATACTGTTGATGGTATTGCTCGTGCTTCAATGCATAGCGTTCTTGAAAATCTTCAGAAGGATCTCACAGAGCGTAAGAATGGTGATGGCATGGCAATTTTTGTTACAGAACAAGAGTTTGATGTGATGCTTATTGAGAAACATATTGAGGCATTCGAATTGGTTCTGAAGTATTATGGGGAGAAAGTATATGAAAGCGAAAGAGTATAATCTAATTGCACACTGTGTTGAGACTGGTGTGATGCTGGGCTGGAATCGTGCGCACAAGTATGATGAAATCCCAGACCCTGAAGCAATTCGCAATGCGATTGAAGTTGCAGTATTGAGTGAAATTTGTGAGTGGTTCGATTTTGATGAGGTAAAAACAAATGAGTGAACCGAAATTGAAAAAAGCATATACAGACGCTGATGGTAACATTCATGTGGCATTTAGTAGACTTGAGATGGAAGATCAAATTATGAAATGCTGGGGAGTTACCAGTGATCTTGATGACTTGTTCGAAGGTGTTATGGAACATGGTCTCAGCCAAGATCAAATTGCAAACGCATTGATGGGTATGAAAGAACTTTATCAAATCCGTTTTGATCGGTTGTTCCGAACTTTTGAGGCTGGAATAAATCAGAAAAAGATCACTTGACTTTATTCTGATTGAAACTTATACTACTGTCTTATGTTAGTATATACACAATCGCGGTTCAAGCCGAAGAAAAAGCGCAAGCCCAAAGGCATAATTGCCCGTAAGTTTGACCCAAAGTCGTATAAAACTACCGAGAAGTTGCCAACACTTTCCTATGGACCACGTGTTGGTGCGAGTTTTGCCAGCACTCTGCCTTCTCTAACAACGAGCAACAACTTGTACATCGAGCGTAAAGAGTCTATGAAATATACTGGTGACAAGTTGCTCGGTATTGCTACTATGCACAAGTCTAATATGGTTCCAGTCTTTAAGCAGGAGGATGCAGCCGAAATTGCAAGAATGCGTAGGGGATAAAAAAAGACTTTATTTTATTTTTCAAATAACGTATACTGGTTTCTTGTTGAGTTGATTTAATTTTAATTTTGTAATGGAGTGATTTATGAATAGTAATGTTAATGTTAAGGTTCTTGAGACGAAACTTTCTACCCTCGTGGCTGCGGTGTTTCAACTTTCCGATCAAATTGATGCACTGAAGAGCCAACTGGCAGTCAAGCGAATTTCCGATCAAATTGATGAAATGGAAAAAAGTTTGTCCCAGTTTACTCAGCCGAAAGTTGAGGTCACTGATCCCGATTTTAATCGTGGGTTCCGAGGTCGTCCGCGTAGCAAGACCACTCGTTTGTTGTTGACTTTGAAGCGAAATGATACCACCTTCATCCCCTATCCTGGCAAGACTCGCCGTTCAGCAAAGAACATCCGTCGTGTTAGCAATGCGGCGAAGTACGTCACAAAGTTGACTGGTGCTCGTTTTTCGCGTCGCTCAATGACTGGCGGTGTGATGATTACCCGAGTTGCTTAATTGTAACTCCCTTTGGGCGGCGAGTCTCGAAAGAGGCTCGCCGTTTTTTTTATAAAAAAAGACTTTTCTTTATTTCTGAAATAACGTATACTTCTTCTATAGTTAAGGTAATCAATAGGAAATAAAAAATGTTTTGCGATGTTAAACTCACTGGTAAAGAATTCCAAACGATCCACAACGCTCTTTGGGGTTTGTCTTCCTTGAACAACACGGAAGTCAATCAGCAAGTTGAATTGATCCATCAGGCTCTTCAAGGTGCTTACCAGCAAGAGCGAGAAAACACTGAACGTCGTTATGACCACTATAACAGCGTCAAGAAAGAACTCGGTCTTACCACAACTTGGTCGATGACCGAGGTCGAGAATCTCAGTGAGCGTCATCCGTTTGAAGGTGTCAAGTATATCACTTACAAGAACTTCTGGGGTGAGGGTGTTGTGACCAAGGCTATCAACGGTAGCACTTGGGCTGCTCTCTATGTCGCGGCTGATGCTTGTATCCGTGACAGTGGTGATCATCACCACGTTTTCATCGAGGGGTTCAAGCAGTCTGGTGAGACTTTGAACCTGTGCACTGGTTCTTAAAAAAAAGACTTTATTTTATTTTTGCACTAACGTATAATCTATAATATGAAAACTGAATACGATATTGAAAACACTTTTTGGAACCAACGTCGCGATGCGGAAGTTCAACTTCTCATGCAATACATTCCCTTCACTGGTGAATGTAAGACCCCAGCAATGGACGCTTGGAGAAAGTTTCAAAACGACTACTACCGTTTCTACAACGATGGTGCTCGTCCGAACCATATGCGAGTTGAGATGTATGCCCGTAAAGCAGGCATCAAAGACTACGTTTACAGGGGTTCAATGTTGAAAGATTCGCTTGAAGCGATTGGCGATGGCTTGATGGAAGCGGCTCTTGCCGAAATTGATTCTGGCGTTGCACAAAAGGCTCGGTAATTCGGAGGATTTATGGCAAAGATTCTTGAAGGACATCCTTTTCACGATAAAACAAATGATGAACTGATGTTTATCATTAAAGATGCACGTGATGCTGCCAACAACATGGCAGGGTTCAACTATACTGCCGAGTGTAAATATCTCGACCAGATCAATGATGCGGTCACTATACTAAACTACCGCAAACAGAGGGACGATGTAAGATGAGCACAATGGAGTCAGTCACACCGAAGTATGATCTCACTTGGTATATCAAGTGGGTATCAAGCATTTTTGTTTTGATTGCTGTGACTTTTCGTTCCAGTGGAGTGTCTGACTTTTTGTTTTTTGATCTGATATTCAGTTGGCTCGGTGTTGTTGGTTGGTTTTACGTTGGTTGGAGATGGAATGACCGAGCCATCATGGTTCTAAATGGCACTCTTGGTGTGATACTTTTTGCTGGTATACTTCGCTACATTTTCGCATAAATATATACAAGATCTGGGTAAGGTAATTACAATATGGATATAAAAGATCTTGGCTTATATATGAAGAAAAACCCTGTCCTCAAGGTCAGGGTCACTTTTTATTCTGGAAAATGGTATGTTGAATACCAACGCAAGCCACAGTGGTTTTTGGACAAGTGGTGGTGGTTTGATGATGGTGTGTTCAATGACTTTACTGACGCCAGAGCAAGGGCGCAAAAGTTATGGAGTCAGGGGTACTATGAAACTCCTGAACGACGTTCATTTGACTTTGATGTAGCGGCAACGCCAGAAAACGAAAACAAATGAAAATCTCAATTGGTAATTATCCAAAGAAGGGCGAACAAAAGAAATCTATTCGCATTGACCCATGGGACACGTGGTCAATGGATCACACCCTTGCTGATATAATTCTTCCAATGCTCAAGCAATTGAAGAAAACTCAACATGGCGCCCCATGCACTGACGATGAAGACGTTCCTGAGCATCTTCGTTCAACTGCCGCAAAGCCAAAAGAAAACGATTGGGATGTAGATGAATTCCACTTCAAGCGTTGGGACTGGATCCTGAAAGAAATGATTTGGACTTTTGGCGAGCATGCAAAAGACCGCGATCCAAATTTCTGGATTAAGAAGCCCAAATATAAATGGGTAGACGTTGAAGGTCAAGACTGGAAAGAAATGGTCACGACTGACAAAGGCATATATGATGAAGTCAAAGCCAAGGCATATTGGGAGCGAAAGAAAAATGGCTTCCGCTTGTTTGGAAAATATTACGAAAATCTTTGGGACTAATGCTTAACCTATTACTTGGTCTTTTTATCACTGGGTTGCTTTTTATCGGAATTATTTTTCTGGTAAAATTCCTTTGTGAATTTTTTGCTTGGTTGCATATTAAAACTAAATGAATATTTTTTATCTCTCTAACGATCCACGCCAAGCAGCGGAGTGGATGGTTGATCGTCATGTAGTCAAGATGATCCTAGAGTCAGCACAGTTGTTGTGCACTGCTCATAGAATTATAGATGGCACCGAATATCAGGGTAGTACCGCAACAGGTAGAAAGGCTCGTCGTTGGCGACTGGATGATCATCGCGATGTCACATTTTATTCCGCAACCCATATCAACCACCCATCAGCAGTTTGGTGCCGCAGTTCGGTAGAAAACTACAGTTGGCTTGTTGATCACTTATATGGCTTGATGGGTGAGTATACTTACCGTTATGGCAAAAAACATAAGATAGATCAAGATGGTCTTGCTTATGCTTTACAGTCACCGCCAATGAATCTGAAGGAGTGGGACTTCACCAACCCACCCCCAGCAATGGACAAGAAGTATATTGTATCAGATGATCCAATTTTGAATTATCGTAACTACTACAATCAAGGCAAAACACACTTACACAAGTGGACTAAACGCAGTCCACCACCTTGGCTAACTATACTTTAATTCATAGTTGACCAAACCTTGTTTTGCTTCAAGGTCATCAATTGCCGCTTTTGATCCAATGAACCCCACATTGGCATCGCCAGAAAGGAGAAGTTTGAAAAAGACTTCTCCTTTTTTCCATTTGTTTACGTCAAGGTTGGCTTGGTAAAAGTTTTTTCCCGCTAGAATTTCAGTGATGATTTTTTTACTGGTCTCATCATTGTTCAAGCGTCTTGCTATTTCTCTTGAAAAGGCTGATGTCACTGAATAAGGCAATTTTGCTTTCACATTTTCTTCGATGTCTGGATGTTTCTTAATAGCATCAACAACTGCCTTGGCTGGCTTGGACAACTTGTTTGGGTTTTGTTTTATATCCCTGAAAACTTGATATGGGTCTGGAACTTCAAGTTGTGAAAGTTTCAGTATTTTACGGACGCCATACTCATATACGATATCTTTTGCGCCACGTTTTGCATTTAAATCTTCGACAGTGATACCGATTTTTTTAGCACTGTCAGCAATTTGTTTGATGACGCAGTCGCCAATTCCTTTTTTACTTGTCATCACTTTTGGTAAAAGGTTAGTGAACACGGAGGCTTTTGCACCAGCACCAAGTTTGGATGAAATTGGAATCAATGATCCATCATTTAATACAAAGGCTGAGTCAACCCCAGAAAATGATGGGTCGTCTGGGACAATAAACTCTTTGATTTGTTTTCCAGCAAAAATGTTCTCACTGAAAACTGGGCTGAACTTTTTACCCAGAACACAAACGCCAATGACCAACTCACCAAGATATTTGCCAAGTTCATTGACATCACTTTCTTGTATACCTTTTTTCCAACCAAATTGGGTAAGGTCACTATTCAAGTAGTCTTGAACGGTGTCATACACCGCCGCATTGACTTTGTTATTACCTTTCAAACCTTTTAAAATCGAGTTGCCCAACTCTGCTTTGTTAGAAAACACTGCACAATTTACATCAAGACCATTTAGCATTCTTTTTTGAATTCTGCCACCTTTGATCAACGTGTCTGAAGTGATGCCCAAATTTTCAGTTGCACCTTTGCGACCTGCATACTGCATGTTGAAGGTGCCAGCATTTATTTTTGTAGATGAAGTTACAGAGCGAGCATAGTAAAGAATACCAAACTTTTTATTTGACTTGTTGAATTTGAAAAGTGCAGCAGACTTAACAGTTGATGACTTGTTTATTTCTTTGAAAATTGAGTAACTGCTTGGGAGTTTTTTTAAGTCTTGAAAGAACTGAAACCCCTCGTAAACATACTCTTGTTTTGTATCAAGATCAATCAGCGGTTTGCCAATGTGAGCAGTTGGATGTGTTAAACCTCTAGCCATTTGTCACCTTTTCGTTGTATTTATAAATACAACACAAGTATAGGATTCGCCAATGTTCAATCTCGATAAGATTATAAAATTTCTCTCCGAAGAAGTCAAGCATGAAGGTGGTATACTTCATATTGAACATCCTTCACATAGAGTATTTGATGGGCAAAAGCCTGCAATTCATGCTCTCAACACCCTTCGTGGTGTCGCAACAGGACAGTTTCGAGTTTCGAGAAAAATTGATGACAAAATGTCATTCCAAGCAGTTCGCAGGGCTGATGGTAAAGTTGGCGTAAAGTATAAAGGTGCAGGGGCACAATACAACTACTCTGAAGATGACATTGATCGTCAACATGGTCATAAGCCATACCTTGCAGAACCAATGAAACATTTGCTTCGTCACATTGGTAAAGTATTACCAAAGAGGGCTGGTGAATGGCAGGGTGGATTCCTCAGCACACCAGAGCAAAGAGTCACCACTGGTGGTAAAATCCGTCACACCCCTAACACGATTACATACTCAGTTCCTGTTAATTCTGCGGAAGGAAAGAAACTGAAGAAATCAAAACTCAGTTTGGCAATTCATAGCGAATTGAAAGGTCCGCAACGTAAGGCTACTCCAATCAGTAACTTTTCAGAGTTCAAAAGTCACCCAGATGTACATATGATGTCAACATCTGTAGGAGCCGAACAACAGGCTCTGAATCCTGAAGACAGGGCTGTTGTACGTCAGCATACAAAACAAGCCGCTGACCTAATGGCAGGTCACTCTTGGGATCATTTGGTTGGACATGAAACCACCCTTCGTCAATACACCAACTCATTGATTGATAGTGGCGAAGAAATGAGTGTTGATGGATATAAGAAATTCCTAGAAAAATATCATCAAAAGCGTATTGACTCAGTGAAAACTGAAAAGTCAAAGTTACAAAAGGCTGCTGAAAGAGATTCAGCACTTGCCCATGTTGAGAAAAACAAGAAGGCATTTGATAAAAGTTTACAAATTCATCATCATGTACAAGAGGCTACAAATGCCCTTGCATCTGGTTTGGCTAAAACAGCGCATGGCGGATACAGTCATCAAATTGGCACGCAAGAGTCTGAAGGCGAGGGATTTGTGGCTCGTGGATTGAAAGTCGTGAACATTAAGAAGTTTACAGCCGCAAACAGAGCGAAAGGCGCATTGATGAAGGCTGCAAAACAGAGTAAGAGTCATCACTTGACACTGGGGCGAGTCAACCCAATTCATGCGGGTCATGCCGAGGTGTTCAACCAAGTCACACAAGATGCTGAAAAAGAGGGTGCTGGACATACAATCGTTTTGACTGCAACCCAAGACGCAAAGAAAAATCCACTGACACCTCAGCAAAAGTTAAAACACGCAAAGAGAGCATTTCCAAAGGCTAACATTGTAGTGGCTGATAAAGCAAAACCAACCATCCTTCACCATGCGGCTGATTTGCATAAGAGGGGAGTTGAGAACTTAACAGTCCATGTTGGTTCAGATCGTGTTGGAGCATTTCAACAATTATTAAAGGACTACAACGGTAAAGAAGCAGCCCATGGTTACTATAATTTCAAAAAGATTACAGTCAAGCCAGTTGGCGAAGAAAGACAGGAAGGTGGCGGTGGGCTCAGTGCAGCATCTGGCACTGCGATGAGAAAACATGCAGCCGCTGGAAACAAGAAGGCATTTTTCAAAATGGCTCCTCCAACGATGACGGACGCCCACAAAGAAGAATTGTACAATGATGTAAGAAGCGGAATGGGAGCGAAATAATGGCACAGTGGCGCACGGATAGTTACGAGTTCAAACAACCACACAATGTTCATCTCTACGAGATGATGATGCTTGCTGATATTTACGGCAATCCAATCAATGGGTCAAACCCTACTGGTCAAGCAGTGGATGCGTTTGGTAGAGCAAGAGTTTCTACACCATTGACATTGTTTGATTCTTCGCATCGATACAAAGACAATGGGTTATGGGAAACTTCAAACACAGCCACAGCAACCTATGCATTTTCTCCCAATGAAGGTTTGGTAAATTTAAATTTAGACACTACTGCAAATGCAGAAATCGTTAGAGAAACAAACAAAGTTTTCTCTTACCAACCTGGCAAATCCCTGCAAACTTTAAACACATTTGTTTTTGCTTCAGCCAAACCAAATTTGAGACAACGTGCTGGTTACTTCGGTCAAAACAATGGTATTTACCTAGAGTTAGACGGAACGAACTTGTACCTAGTTGAAAGATCTTTGGTAACTGGCATTCCGTCAGAAACCAGAGTTTTGCAATCTAATTGGAATTGTGACAATTTACTTGGCAATGGTCCTTCTAGAAAAACACTAGACATTTCAAAGGCACAGATTTTTTTCATAGATATTGAATGGCTTGGGGTTGGTTCAGTAAGATGCGGATTTGTTATTGATGGTGTCTTTATTCAATGCCATGTTTTTCATCATGCTAACGTTTTGCCATCAACTTACATAACAACTGCATCATTGCCTTTGCGTTTAGAGATGAAAAATACTTCTGCTACTTCTTCTAGTAGTACGATGAAACAAATTTGTAGTTCTGTTATAAGTGAGGGTGGTTATGAATTAAGAGGAGCACAACTCGCAGTTGGCACACCATTGACCACACCAAAAGATATGCCAACTGCAGGAACTTTTGTCCCCGTTGTTTCTATTAGACTGAGATCTACTAAATTGGATGCTATAGTCATTATGACTGCAGTTTCTTTGTTGGCTATCGGCAACAACACTAGAGTTGAGTGGCGAATTGTAAGGGGTGGCACTATAACAGGAGCAAGTTGGAACGCAGCATCAGCAGACTCAGCAGTAGAATATGATTTGGCTGGCACTGCTATTAGTGGATACACCATACTTGCTAGTGGATACATTGGTGTAACTAACCAAGCCGCACAATCACTTGACATTTTGAGAGAAGCACTTTTCAAATTCCAGTTAACGAGAAATGGTTTAACGTCAGTACCAGAATCTCTTTCTGTTATAGCGGCTGGTGCTTCAAACGGTGTCGATGTGTTAGCATCTATGGATTGGGAAGAAATTAGCAGATAACATTTTTTATAAATAAAAACAGAGGTGGTTAGGCTACGGCAGACCCACTCGTTGTACCAGATAAGCCCAAGGGAAACTCTGATGAACCATAAAGAAGAAAAGAAAACCAGCGTTGGTAAATCTACTGGCAGATCCAAAACTGGCAAACCGTTAGATCAAATTGATGTAAATCCTCAGCAAAAAGTTGGTAATGCGAACATACAACGAGAGGGTGCTGTAGACCTAACCCCTCAATCCATTAAAGAGGGCAAAAGAGCCCTAACGATCATGCAAAGACAAAAGCGTGCTCGTATCATGAAGCGCCTCGAGCCAAAATTAGAACGCGCTCGCGCAATTGCCCAAAAACGCTCAGCAACAAAACAGAAATTACAAGTCCGTGCCGAACGTGCTGCACGTGAGATTTTGAAGCGTCGTTTTTCGGGAATCAAGGGTAAACCATACGCCGAACTGAGCGTTTCCCAAAAGATTCAAGTTGATAAGAAGTTAGAGGGTAAGGCTGCTCTGATTAAACGTCTTGCTGCTCGTCTGCTTCCTAAAATTCGCCGTAAAGAATTTGAACGCCTGAGTTCATTCTATAAAGGCTCTCAAATGAAGAGCATGCATTCAGAAAAAGAACCAGTGTCATTGAACACTGCTACAAATCATCCTATGCATGAAGATTTAAATTCACAGTTTCAAAATTTGTTCAGTGAATTGTTGAACAAACAAGACCAAACATCCATTCAGCAAATGGCTGAAGAATATACCCCAGAAACATTGGTCAATATTATCGAAGAGATGATCAATGAACTGGACAATGAACACCCATTTAAAAATCGCCTGTTTGAGATGCTTGATGATGTTGCTCCTATAAATCCAATCTATGAAGCATTGTTGAGCAAGGCTGAAAAAAGTGGTATTGATTTCGCAATTTTGGAAGAAGTATTCAAGCGTGGCGTTGCTGCTTGGGATGGAACACGTGGCACCCAGCAACAGTTTGCATTTGATCGTGTCAATTCATATATTGCCGAGGGTAAGGCATACGAATTAGATAAAGATCTTCATGAAGTTGGTGGTGCTGGTGATATGGGCACTGACAAGTTAGTGAAGAAATATAAGAAAGACACTCCATGCCAAAAGACAAATGAGATGTTTGAAGGCTACTGGAAAGACGTTGATACAAAGAAAAAAGAAAATGAACGTCTTAAGAAAGAAAAAGAATCCGAAAAGGTAGAGGAAGGACTTTCGCCATTACAAATTTCCCGCGCTCGCGCGCGCGCGAAGGAAGCAGGTCGT